TAACAATAGGGGTGTACCAAAGTATGTACCAACCTTGTACCAAATGTACCAACTAACTCAAAATAACGCTATATTTAAACATAGTGAACCAAAATACGGAAGGATGTATGGATTCCCTAAAACTATTCAACCTACCCCCCCTTCTGATTGAATTATGGGGATTGTAGGGAATTTGTAACTTTGTGTTAAGATAATTCTACTGTCATGTCCGCACCTGAAGGAAATCAATTTTGGAAGCAACGGTCTAAGCATGGGAAAGACACCCTATTCGCTGACGCTCAATTACTTTGGGAAGCGGCTTGCGAATATTTTACATGGTGCGATGAGAATCCGTTTAAGGAACAGGATTTTGTAGGCAGGGACGTAACAGAAATTCATCGCGACAAGATGCGTCCGTACACTATGACCGGACTTTGTCTTTACATCGGATGCAATGAAGCGTACTTCAGGCAATTCGACACAAAAGAAAAACCGGAATTCAGAAAGGTAATTGACGAGATACAAAAAACTGTTTACGATCAAAAGTTCTCAGGAGCTGCGGCAGGATTTTTTAACGCTAACATAATCGCCCGTGATCTTGGATTGAAAGATTCAACAGACATAACCACCGATGGGGAAAAAATAAATATCCCACACCAAGTAACATATAAAGGCGAAGATGTTACGCCAAAAGAAGATGTTTGAGCCAAACGAATTGTACTTTAAAATGTGCAAACTCTATAAAGAAAGAGTTTCCAAAGAATCAAAATTAATTATAGTGAATGCTGGCAGTTCTCGCAGCAGTAAAACTTGGGATTCATTCCATTTGATTGTAACTCTCTGCAGAATTCATAAAAAGAAATCATTAGATATTTATATCCTACGTGATACTCTCGTTAATTGCCGGGACTTCACTATGAAGGAATTTCAGGACTGCCTGAAAGTTATCGGGATATATAATCCGAATGACATGATACAATCTCCGAAGCCTGTATATAAATTATTCGGACATAAAATAAAATTCAGGGGACTTGACGATGAGCAAGCAACGGAGGGGTATCCGTCCGATATATTATTTTTCAATGAAGTTCTCGAAACGAATAAGGGATCGCGCGATGGACTAATAATGCGTTGCAGAAAATTAGTGTTGATGGATTTTAACCCGAAGTTTTCCGATCATGAAGTCTACACACTTGAAAAACGTAGCGATTGCGTATTCCTCCATTCGACTTACCTCAACAACCGACACCTTCAACCATCAGTCAAAAAAGAAATTGAATCATACAATCCCGACATACCGGAGAACGTAACCAACGGCACAGCTGACAAGTACCGATGGAAAGTTTACGGACTTGGTGAGCGATGCAACCGGGAGGGATTGGTATTCCCTGAAGTTACCTGGGTGGATGCCATCCCGGCCGACTGCGATCAGATAAGTTACGGAATGGACTTTGGAATGACAGCTCAGACGGCTATTGTGAAGTGTGCTATCCGATTACGAAAACCAAAGTGCGATTTATTTATTCAGAAATTATTTTACGCTCCGACAGAGAGCAGCGATATTGTTAATCAGGTGCTAACACAGTTACAAATAGGAATAGGCAAGACCCATGTGAACTGCGATAATAATTTACCGGGATGGATAGCCGACCTGCAAGCAAAAGGAAAATATGTATTGCCGACTAAGAAATTTCCCGGCTCACGTGAATACTGGATCACATCAATAAAGAAATTTAATATACATTTGGTGAAAGATATTGATTTACGAAAAGAGCAGGAGAATTTTTGTTATCGTGTTGTAGATGGAAAGCAATTATCGGAAACGATTAAGAAGTACGATCACATTTTATCTGCGACTGGATATAGCGTGGTTTCAGACTTCAAACACATAATAGATAAATAATATGGCAAGAGTATGTAAACCATGTGGATCAGGTCGTTGGCATCTCGGAGTTTGCCGGGCGTGCGAGCTCGTGAGTAAAGATGTACGCAAAAAATTAGTTCGCCTTTGTTCTGTTTGCAAAGTAGATTTGTGCAGTAGTTGTTATAATAATCCGTTGAAGCGTGCAATCGCATCCGTAAAGCAACTCTTTAGTTGAGTTGTATTAAATAATATTTGTACTTTTGCTTACATGAACTTCATTCCAGCTAATGTTAACATATTTTCTAAGTCCTTTTGGCAATTCGGCAGAGATAGGTTTTTCACCAGAGCCGGAAGGTTTCAATCGTATGGGACGGATAAGCCCACAATAGAAATCGACTGTAATGATTCAATGTTTGCTTACAGTCATTGTCCGCATCTTCGCGCAGTCATTGACAAGAAAGCGGAGATGTTCTCGTCAGGTGAATGGAAGTGCATAGATGTGAATGACGAATCAATAGAATTTCCTGATGACGAAGGGCTAAAACTATTGAATGCTCCTAACATTTTACAGTCACGTGAAGACTTTTTATTCCAAGCATCATTCTATAAATCTCTATTCTCAAATAATTTCATTTATAAAATTCAAGGGAGTACACTTGTACTTCCGAAAGTATTGTGGCATTTACCATCCGATGAAATGTCAATCCGATTTCTAAAGAATACTACTTTCTTTGACCAGTACGAACTTGAAGGCATCATAGATAAGTTCATATTCAATTATGGAGGCAGTTATAAATACTACGATGTAAAAGATATTATCTTCAAAGCAGAAAACTTTTCTTTCATGCAAGGAAAGGGTATGAGTAAAATACCTTCGTTGAGCCTTCCGGTGAATAATTTGGTCGCATCATTGAAAACGAGAAACATTCTATCGGTGAACTTTGGAGTAAAGGGTTATATCTCACCTGAGGGAAAAGACGCGCTGGGATCAGCTTTACCATTACGAACCGAAGCCCGCGAGCAAATAGAAAAAGAACTCGGACATCAATACAATCTATTTTCTCCTACCTCAAAGATTAAGATCGTTGATGTTCCGACAAAGTTCAATATCATTTCTATCCCACAGAGGGATATGATGCTTCTCGAAAACGAAGCTGCGGACGCTGCGAACATATGCGCTATGTTCGGAATGGCAAAAGATATATTCCCCTGGTTTCCCGGAAGTACATACGAAAATCAAATCAGAGCGCAAAAGAATACTATCGAAACTACCATCATGCAGGATGCTGATTCGTTTGCTGGAATTATGACAAGTGCATTGCAACCGGCAGTGGGAAGGAAGTATATACTTTCTTATGACTGGCTGCCTATTATGAAGGAAGACGGGTTGAAAGAGGCGCAGGAGGATAAGGTGGAAACAGAACGACTGAGTTTGCTTTTACACGATGGGGTAATTTCTCACGAAACATACGCTCAGCTTGCCGGGGTTGAAATGACAGGGACTAAAACGATTCAGCCGAAAGCACCGACACAAGCACAGCAACAAACGCCACCAACAAATTAATTCATACTTTTGTAAGATGGATAAGCCGGTAAAAGAAATGACGATTGAGGAGTATGCGGAGAAAATGCAAGACGAACAATATTCACGGGAGAAGATAAATATTGCATCCCTTAAAAAATCTATTGATGAAAAGAAGGAAGCGAAAGATAACGAAACGATAATACTCAAAGACAAATGAAACTACCCGAACATAAAACAGTAGCCGAGCGTATCGCTTTTCTTGTTGCGAATAAAAAGGAACTAATCGAACTGAAAAAGGCAGCGATAAAGTTTACGGATTATGTTTCGATGGGTGAATCGCAACCGATCACGAAAGCTCTTAATACGAACTATCAGGATGATATTAACTCAGGCATAATCAAACGTACCATTATCGGGAATACTTATAACTGGATGGATAGCCATTCAGATGTTCATTTGGACGGGACATTCACAAAGTCAATTTCAGAAAGGCAGGATAAAATATTTCATCTTCACGATCACGAGCAGAAGATCACAGCGAAGGTAGGTAAGCCGACAAAGATTTACGAGAAGCAAGTAAGCTGGCAGGATATGGGAGTTAATATGCCAGGGAACACAATGGCTCTTATGATGGATTCCAATATCAGCAAGGACATGAACGCTCAGGTGTTTGGACAATATCTGTCCAAAGAGATCAATCAGCATAGCGTAGGAATGATTTACGTTAAGATTGATTTGGGTGTGAATGATTCTATGCAGAAACAAGAATACGCCACATGGCAGAAACACATCAATCAGATCGCCAACAAAGAAAGAGCAATGGAGCAGGGATATTTTTGGGCTGTCAGTGAGGCAAAGCTGATTGAGATTTCTGCGGTGCTTGCCGGGAGCAATGAGCTTACTCCGACAATAGCGAACGAAACGAAAGAACTACCGGATAAAAAGTCAACAGGTATAGATTACGGCAAGTTGGGTGAACTTATGAACAGCGAATCTAAGGATGAGAAAAGCATCGTAACATCCGAACTTGTTAATAAAGTTTCTGCGCTCCGATTCTGATTTGATGTAGTTTTGTTTTTGAATAGCACTCCTTTCGGAAGAGCCGCCCACCGGCACTCCACACGTTAAAGAAGCCGCACCGATCACGCAACGCCTCTAAACTTTAACGCCTCTTAACTGCCTCTTAAACTAATCTTACCATGACACCCGAAGAACAAAAACAATATGATTCCCTTGTTTCGACTTTTAAAACAAAAGTTGACGAAGGAACAGCAACTCTGAAAACAGAAGTTGCCGAACTGAAAAGCAAAAATTCAGAATACGAATCTTTGAAAACAAAATGCCTTGAACTTGAAGCAAAAGCAAAACTCATGACTGAAAAAGACGGCATGAAAAATTCTGCTGACTTCAAAACGCTGGCAGACGAACTGAACACCGCTATCATTGACATCAAAGCATTGAAGTCAAAAGGCGGGAAGGGCAACACCGTAAAAGAACAACTATACGATTTCATCGAAAAGAACGCTGCAAAGATTCTTGAAATGAAACGTGCCGGTACAGGCTCAATAGAATTCAAGGCAGTTGGTAACATGACTACCGGGTCGGCTACTAATCCTGACGGGATTCCTGATCTGGTTGGTGTTCAAATTGCTCCTCCTACAAATGTGAATTTGAATAGCGCAACAATACAGAGCCTTGTAACCACATTGCAAACTTCCCTTGCTGCTTACGCCTACACAGAATCTCTGCCTAAAGATGGTGACTTCTCGTTCGTAGATGAATGTGAAATCAAACCACAGATTGATTTCAAAATAGAAACTCGTTACGCTGAACCTAAAAAGGTTGCTGCTTACATGGCTCTATGCGAAGAAGCGGTAACGGATATTCCCGGTCTTCAATCCATCGCTTATGATTTTCTTGCTAAGAAGCACGATTTGAAAAAGCAAATGGGTATTCTTTTCGGAACAGGAACAGGTGCAGAACCTAAAGGGGCAACTCTTTACGCTCGTGCATTCGACCCTACTGGACTGAATGGTTTGAGTTTCGTGAACTTCATGGATGTAATTAACGCAGTAATCACCGACATTTACACCACGCATAATTACACCGATGAAATGCCATATCAGGCAAACCTGGTATTAATTAATCCTGTTGACTTCTTCAAGCAACTTGTTGCTGCGAAAGATCAGAACGGATTACCACTCTATCCACAGGCGTCATTGTTCAACAGAGTAGTAATAGGTGGAGTAACAATCATTCCAATGGAGCAGATTCCGGTAGGTAAAATATTTGTTGCAGACATGAGCAAATACAACATTACCAACTATGTATCCTACTCTGTTCGTATCGGATGGATTAACGACCAGTTCATCCATAACGCTTTCACAATCGTTGGAGAGAGCCGATTCCACGCATTCGTGAAGAAGCTGGATGAGCAAGCGTTTGTTTACGATGACATCTGCACTATCAAAGCAGCTCTGGAAGTTGCTGGTTCAAGCTGCCCAGCATGAATAACAACTGATTCGGGAGACATCATCGATACCGATTCAGGTGAACATATCGAAATAGATTAATGAGAAGCCCTCTACGGAAACGTAGGGGGTTTTTTATTTGTATTGATGTAAACGAAAATGATTATATTTGCATTATGAGAAAAAGATTACTACAATACTATATTCCAATTATCGGACTTTTTATCTTATTTAAAGACCCAGATTCTAAAGGCGCAGATGTGCATTGGCTAACTCCTGTCGCCATTGCTTATCATGCATTGCTAATTGTATTAATTGATTTTATTATAGTATATTTTCTAAAATGAAACCCAAACGAGGCAGACCGCGCAAAGAGGAAACGAAGGTGTGGTCATTCAGAGTGCCGAAGAGATTAACCGAGGCGATGCGACAGGCAGTTCAACGATTCATTGATTCTATTATACCATAATGCCCATTGATATAGTCATCCCTCTCGGAAAAGGCTCTCGTTGGAAAAATAATGAGATACGTTTTGCCCTTCGCTCTATCGAAAAGCACGTAAAAAATTACAGGGATATTTATATTGTCGGAGTTCTACCACACTGGATGACCGGAGTGAAGCACTATTCACATGAAGATAAACACAACCATGAAAGGAACATATACGAGAAAATAAAGTTCGCCTGTAACTTGCATTCCCTGTCCGACAACTTCCTGTTCATGAATGACGATCACTTCATCACGAAGGATGTTGACGCTGAAAATTATCCATATCTATATTCTCAGACCTTAGACGAAAAGGTAAGGGGTAGGGGTGGAAAGAACAACTGGCGCGGGGCTGGCGATCCTTATACTATTTCAATTAGAAATACTCGGAATGCTTTACAAGGACATCCCCAAAAGTATTTCGATATCCATACCCCAATTATTTATAACAAAGCTGAATTTATCAGAGTGATGAGTTTAGTTAATTGGAATATCGGTATGGGATATGTTATAAAATCTCTGTATGCTAATTTTTTGAATATCGAAGGGGAACAGGGAAAAGATATTAAAATAGCAAATCCGAATTATAAAGAGATAAAACGCAGGATTGAAGGATCGAATGTATTCAGCATTTCAGATAGCGCGATTGGGCAGGGGCTAAAAAAAGTTTTGCATGAATTATATCCTACCACGTCAAAAAATGAAGCGGTACAATTAGAGACAATGACAATGACAACCGTAATTAAGCCTACTATACAGCAACCAACCGGAAGAACATTCAACGGAGCAAGGGACGGAGTTTATATAAGTCATCAAATCGCTACTGAGATATGAAAATCCACATCGAACATCCTTGGTCAACCGAGGGTAATTACGGAAAGGCAATCAATGAATCGTTTTCAAAGATAGGAGAAGATGACTGGCTTTGTATTTTGGATTGGGATGTAATGTTTATACACCCGGAAAGTATTACGCAAATGTATGAGTATGTTCGTCTGCTTCCCGATGCTGGACTACTCACTTGTTTTGCTACTCGAATAGGACAGCACGCCCAAAGGTGGAACAATAAAAAAAGTGGCGATCCAGATTTTATGAATCATTATCGTCTGGCGGATAGAATCGTAAAAAGAAACCGGAATGGTTATACGCGTATGACCGATTCTATGTCTGGATTTTTACATCTTGTAAGTAAAAAAACATGGAACGAAATAAAATATACGGAGGAGAAAATTTATCTATGGGTGGATGATAATTTCTGCAAACAACTTTACGCTGCGGGAAAAGAAATTTACAGGATGGATGGGATTTATATTTGGCACTCATATAGGTTATGGAAAGACTCGAAAGACAGGGAACATTTAAAGTTTAATGGAAGTTTCGGAAGTGCAAAATGAAAATAGAAACATTGACGGGAAAGCATAAAGGAGAAACTGCATACATAATCGGGTCGGGGAAAAGTATTCAGCATCTAAATGAATCCTATTTTGGCAATGGAATTATAATAGCACTCAATGATAATATTCTCAGGATTGAATCATTGCAAATTCCGCATATTATTTATTCCATGCAGAAAGATAATCCGGGAGGACACGATAGATTTGAATGTAAATGTACAGGGGAACAAATTTGTATTTTCGGAGAATTGGTGAAAGTAATTCCAAAAAGAGCAATACTTTTAGTTCACGAATTAGAATCCAACAACTGTATGACTGAATATCCGAATAGATATACTTTCAACAATGAAAGATTTGGTTATAAATGGAATAAACCAAGTGTATTTTCTTCTGTTAAGGTAGCGCAACTATTAGGATGCTCGCATATTAAATTAGTAAGTTTTGACGCTACTGCTTTAAATTGCAATGGCAGAATACTAAAAGACGGGAGACTATTAAAGGATCATCCATATCATGAAAATAATGAAGGACTTGTTGAAATGTTAAAAATAATATCGCATGAATTTGTTACACCGAAATAATGTTTACCTTTGGATAAATGATTCTCCTCTCCCCCTCCGATTTTGAAACAGGATTCTTTCAGCTGGCACAGTCTATTGCCACTAATCCGGTAATTCAATCGTACATAGACAGATTCGAGGCGCACTATATCAGGAGAATACTTGGCGTACAGCTTGGCGATCTGTTCATTGCTGGGATAGCCGCGAATCCAGTTGATGCACGCTTCGTTAAAATACGCGACCCCTTCACAGCACAGGATTCAGGGTCGGGTCTATGCGGATGCGGTGGAATTATGGAAAGCAAAGGCATGAAGGATACTCTCAAAGGATTAATTTATTACGAATACGTTTCCGAAACACAAGTACGCCACTCGCAGGGAGGCGTAATAATTAATCAGTCCGAAGTTTCTACTAACGTACCAGCTGATAATACTACACGTTTCGCAGAACAGAAATGGAATCAGGCGTTAATATCCGTGGGAGCTATACAATGGTTTGTCGGAAAGCATGATGAAGTGGACTATCCTGAATACAATGGGGTGTGTTTCAAATTCCGATATGCTGGACTACTATGACATTTATGGGACATTCTATACCTAAAGATGAATACGAAGGAAATGGGATTCTCGCCAAAAAGAAAACAAATTATTATCGTATTGGATTATTTATTATTATATCTGGAATATTTTTATTCAGCGCAACAGTTTCGGCAGTCATTTTACTTTTCATTAAATGATCTATAAACGTCCATCCGTTGACATCATAGGCGACATGATACTGTCTATGACTTTCCCTGTTACAATTATAAAAAAAACGAATAACGGAGACGGCACATTCATTCTTGAAGTTGACAATATGTATCACGCCCAGCCTTCGTTTTACGTAATGATCGGAACTAAAAAATATCTTATCATGGATATTCAGCCAGCGACAAATGATGTGTGTGGAGGTTGCTCAAATGATATTATGGTAGTGAAGGGCGACCCGATTACAACCGATACATTCAATATGTACCCGCCTTATTTCTTTCATGGTACACCCAAGGCGTATGTAATTGAAACCGGACAAGAGGGGAATGAATATAAAAAAACTCCCTCAGTTTGGTTTGAGGAGCAGTTCACCGATTCTTACGATGAAAGTCCATTAAGCAGTATTGACCGAGAAATAAAGTTCACATTGTTTTTAACCACGCAATCAAATAACGAATTATGGCTAACCGATGAGGCGTATAAAAAAGCTGTAAACACGATGTTTCGGCTGGCGCAACTCATCATTGAGAAAATAAAATCCATGCCGGAACTTTTCGATCTACGAACTTTGAGATATGATATTGAGAACTTCGCAAAATTTGGGCTATTCGTTCCGAACAAAGGGATGGAAAAGTCATTGATACCGGAGCGCGGAGGTGTTTCGATTGAGTTTCAGCCGTTGGCTATTTGGAAGGGAGCAATAGAAAATTGTTATCCTTGTCACTCAGGGGGAAGTATCGGGTCGGGGTCGGGTTCTTAAAAATAATAAATTGTCGTATCATTAAATTTTTATACTTTTACATAACCAAACACTAAAACCCAAACAAAATGAATTGCCCAATATGTAAATGCGGTGGAACACTAAGCAACCTCGGACATCGTTGCACCACACAATTTGACGAAGCCGTAATGGTTGTATTCGTCCCTACATTCGATTCCACAGGAGCGCAAAACGGAATCCTGAAAACACAAGACCTTAACAAAGCATATTTTGATTCGATGGTGAATCACACTGATCCGACAAAGCGTTGGTATCCATCCCCGAAACTGAAAGAAGTTGCCAACAAAAGAGCTGATCCTCAGTATTGGGAATTCTCTGATCAGTCAAAGCAATTCCTTTTTGAAGGTTCACGGAACTTCACTGCGCTAATCACAGCGGAATCTGGAAGCGGGGCGACTGCACCGGGAATGAAAAAGCAAATTGAATCCGCTCGTTGCTCGGACGGAATCAGCGTGTTTATTTTATCCGTTACCCGTCAGATACTCGGGAATAATTCAGACGACAATCTTTCAATCGTGCCTATTCAGATTGACGAACAATCTGTTTATGCTGGATTTATGTTTTCTTCACAGGTTGATACACAGGCTCAGCACCTTGCCCTGTCATTCAATTTCTCCACAACTGAAAGAGATGAGAACCTCGTTTGGATTAACTGCTCTGAACTTGACGGGTACGACATCCTTTTGATGAAAGCACTGCTCGACATCTGCTATGAGCTGGTTGATATGACGCAAACTTCATTGACCATAAAACTTGTTACAAAGGAAATATTCGGTTCGGCTATTAATCCCTATACTGCAGACGGACTTGTCGCTGCTGATTTCGTTTCATCTGACAGCGCAGCGACATCAAAGATTTACAACGCCACCGATGATGCGGATGTAACGATTACAAGCGTTACCGAACAACCGGACGGAACGTATCTTCTGGCATTCACTTCTCAAACATTGGGCGATGCGCTCGTACCCTATGCTGTTAAAACAGGTTACGACTTCACCTGCATGAAAGAAAACCCTATTGAAGTAAGTTCCTCATAAAAATAGTTGCCATGTGTTTGTAAGAAAGGGGCTCGGAAACGTAGCTCCTTTTTTATTTATATCTTTGCTTATGTTTGAATCATTGAAACGAATAGCAAATAATGTCAAGAAGCTCGACAGCGACAAACTTCTCAAAAAGGTATTCGACAATAAAGGAGTTCAGCAGCAGATAATTGATTTGAACCAAGAACAGCTGCGAGATAGGCACGTTCTTCCGTCCGGGAAGGAGATCACAAGGCAATATTCGGAAGTATCGCAGAGAATCTATGGTAAGCCATCGGGTCCCATTATTCTTTACGACACAGGGGCGTTCTATAATTCAATTAAAGTAAAATCAGAAAAGGAAACAATAATAGTCAAGGGCGACACAATAAAAGACACAGACAATGGGCAGATTGACATCGGTGGGTATGTGGGCGGGAATCCCATCGGACTGGATGAAACGAGTTTATCAGAAGTTCGTCAATTCATTCTGCCAATGGTGCGCGAGGAAGTTCTACAAGCGATATTCAAGTAATTGCTATCGCTCAATAGATACCCTTTGCATCTATAACTGGAATAAAATTCAGGAGAGCGGGAATTTAGCTTGGCTAATTCGATCGGAGAATATCCATATCGAGAAAAAGAAAGTCGGAAAGATTCGCTCGATGGCTTTGGGGATATTATGGCGTAAAATTTTGGATGAGTTTATTGAAAGGTTCGGGTTTTCTGATAGCTTTTTGGAGATACATAACAAAGAAATTGAAATTGGTCGAATGAAAGTGGACAGGTTGGTTAACAATGATAAATCGCTTAACGCTTTTATAAAAATAGCAGAGGAGCAACTCGCATCATTGATGAAATCAGAGAAAGGTTCAGACTTTGGGCAAATGAAATCTATAATTCAAAAAGGACTTGGCTTTACAATTAATCCAATGACTTACACGGTTGGTGAATTTTACGCTGATATAAAGCTTTTAGAGCAACAGGCGAAACAAAATAAAGCTCAACAAAATGGCTGAACAGGCGATAAAACATAGCGACATATTTGAGGAAGGTGTCTTTACCGGAACGATTGAGCAAGGAAAGCAACTGCTCGAAGTGTTTAATGGTTTGGAAAAAGGAATAAAATCCCTTGCGGTTGAATCAACAAAATACTTTGCCATCTCGATCAAGACGCTTGCTGATTTGGAAAAGCGAAAGGAAGCACTTGACACAATAGTAAGACTTGAAAAGGCAAACACAGAAGTAATAAAGCAGAAATCTATAGTTGAATCTGCACTTCAAAAACTCGAACAGGAAAAACTAAAGACAGAGCAGCAAGTTGAAAAACTCGAGCAGCAGAGAGCAAAGACCGATGCAGCAAATTTATCCTTACAACAGAAACTCGTAAAGGAATCAGAAAAGGCGAACAAGGAAAGGCAGAACTCAATTAAGAATGAGAAGGCATTAGCTTCCACCTATCAGCAAAACGTAGCTGCACTTAAAAAAGTTTCTGATAGATATAAAGAGCTTGTATCACGCGGGCGCGAAGGAACAGCCACAGGGAAATTACTTAAACAAGAATTTGACCGTCTGGATGGGTCGGTGAGAAAAGCGGAGCAGTCAGTAGGGCAGTTCAATAGGAGCGTAGGAAATTATAAGGATGCAATAAAAGGGGCAATACAAAATACAGGACTTGCCAATACTCAACTCGGTCAATTAATTGGAACTCTTGGAGAGCTGAAAAAGAAGTTCGATGAAAGCAGTAAGTCAGGAGGAAGTTTTTCCGATAAATTAAAAATCGGAGTTGCAGGGGGAATCGGAATTGCAATAGGTGCGCTAACAGCTTTAGCAAGTGTTAATTCAGCAGTCGCGCAAGGTTTTGAAAAAGCATTTGCAGCCTCTGTTGGATTTCTTACAGGAGGTGTTTCGGGTGCGAAAGCAGCTATTGATTTTAAAAATGCTTTATTTGAATCATACAAAACATTGATACTTTTTGGATTACAACTTCAAAAGGTTACGCTGGATGAGGGGGACTTTCTTGATATATCAAATGATACCACAATCGGATTCAAAGAAAGAAATGCAGCACTTCAAGAATCTATCCGGTTAAGTAAGGAGAGGGCAAGAATTTCTTTAGACATTGCGA